AAGAAACATGAGTTTAACCCACCACACGATCACGGTGGTGTATATAGTTTTGTAATATGGATGCAAATACCTACATCCTATGCAGAACAACGAAAGTTACCTGTATGCGCTGAGTCAAATGCAGATAATCACATATCTAACTTTGCATTTAGCTACACAAATACGTTAGGCAAAGTATCAACCTTTGCGTATAATATGGAGAAAGAAGCTGAAGGGTACATGGTTATGTTTCCTGCACAGATGCTCCACCAAGTTTTTCCGTTCTATGAAAGCGACGGGGAAAGAATATCAATATCAGGTAATATTAGTATAGGCAAAAAGGAAGAATAACATGGCAAGAAAAGACGCACAAATAGCACAGGACTACTCAGCAATGCTGGGCAGTGTAAGTGTTATCACAGAAGTTATAGCGACGCATGACAAAGGTGGTTCAGCAACGTATGCAGACTTCTGTAACGACATGACAACAGCAGAAAAGAAAGAACGTACAGCTAGAAGCATGGGCTACTTAGTTACTATGAAGGCATTAGATGACTGGGGTAGCGAAGATATGACACCAGTGACAAATGCAATTAATGCGGCTACAACATTTATAGGATAAACAAACCATAACAGGGAAAGATGTTGGCCTATGCCTTTAACCAAGTTACAGTTTAGACCCGGTATAAACAGAGACGTAACGTCCTACTCTAACGAAGGTGGTTGGGTTGACTCTGATAAAGTACGGTTTCGTTTAGGGTTTCCAGAAAAAATAGGTGGTTGGGTTAAGTATTCCTCAAACGTTTTTTTGGGGACCTGTCGTGCTTTGCATACGTGGGTTACTTTAAACGGTACACAATACCTTGGTCTAGGCACAAATCTTAAATACTACTTAGAAATAGGCCAATCCTTTAGTGACATTACCCCTATTCGCAAAACAAGTACAAACTCTATCACTTTTGCCGCAACAAATGGATCTTCCACTCTTACGGTTACAGACTCTTCTAATGGATCTGTTGTAAACGATTTTGTAACGTTTTCAGGAGCAGCGTCTTTGGGCGGTCTAGTTACCGCGGCGGTATTAAATCAAGAGTATCAAATAATTGGTGTTACTAGTGCAAACGTTTACACAATAACGGCTAAAAGCACTGCGGGGGTTACAGTTACTGCTAATTCTAGTGATAGTGGAAACGGTGGTTCTGGAGTAGATGGCCTCTATCAACTTAACGTTGGCTTAGACACAGAAGTTGGCGGCACAGGTTGGGGCGCGGGTACGTGGGGCCGTAGTACATGGGGTTCTGGTACTGATATCAGCACCACTACTGAACTGCGTATCTGGAGCCACGATAATTTTGGTGAAGACTTAATAATAAACCCAAGAGACGGTGGCGTTTTCTATTGGGATGCTTCTGCAACAAATGCTTTTACTACAAGAGCAGTAGAAATAAGCACTTTAACAGGGGCTTCTGATACACCAACCGTAGCAAAACAAATTATGGTTGCAGACAATAGTAGGCACGTTATTGCTTTCGGCGCAAATACACTTGGTACAACTGTTCAAGACTCATTATTAATACGGTTTTCAGACCAAGAATCATTTCTAGATTGGACGCCTAAAGCAACAAATTCTGCGGGTGATTTACGAATTGGGTCGGGTTCTAACTTTGTTCGGGCTATTGAAACAAAACGAGAAATTTTAATCTGGACCAATAGTTCACTGCAAACAATGCAGTATTTAGGACCACCATTTGTTTTTGGTATTCAACCATTAGCAACAAACATTACAATTATGGGCGCAAATGCTGTTGCTGCTGTGCAGGACACGGTTTATTGGATGGGTAAAGATTGTTTTTATGTGTACGATGGACAAACAAAACAGCTACCTTGCACGGTTAAAGAAGAAGTATTTTTTAATTTTAATTCAGGTCAAGAACAAAAAGTATATGCAGGTATAAACTCGGAGTTTAGCGAGGTAACTTGGTTCTATTGTTCGGATGATAACTCTGTTGGAAATGGTGGAGATGGTCAGAACAATAAATACGTGACGTATAATTATGCTGAAAACCTATGGTATTATGGCACGATGAGTAGGTCAGCCTTCTTGGATCGTGGCCTACGGACCTTTCCTACCGCAGCTGAAGACGGTTATTTATACAGTCACGAAGTTGGATACGATGATGATGGTGCAGCGATGTCCTCTTCATTAGAGTCTAGTCCAATTGAAATAGGAGACGGACAAAAGTTTGTTGCTATAAGTCGTGTTATTCCAGACTTCACGTTTCAAGGTTCAACAACAAGTGCTCCTGTTGTAGACATGACTATGAGTATGCAAGATTTCCCTGGTAGTTCTTATGGTCAAACCGAAAGCAACTCTACAACTTTAACTGCAAGTTCAACAACTACTGTTCCATTTGAACAATTTACGCAGAAAGCAGATGTAAGACTAAGAGGTAGATCTTTTGCTTTAAAAGTAGCGTCCTCTAACTCTGGAGTTCGCTGGAGATTAGGCAGTCCAAGAGTTAACACTAGAGAAGATGGTAGAAGATAATGGCAGGTAATATAACAGCTTTTCCAAAACTTCCAGTGCCTACGCAGCAAGTAGATGTGCGATACTTAACAGACTTGGTACGTGCTCTAGAGTCCTTTATTAATCAAGTACAGAACCCCGGACCTCAAAGAGGTACAGCGCAGACTCTTACTAATCTACAGTTTGGTAATGATGTTGGCTTGGAAGAAGGAGCTTTGTATGTTACTAATTGCATTAACACGCAAAGTCCTGGTTATGTAAGAATATCGTTATTGAATGTAAGTGCCTGTGAAGGTTTAGCTGGAACAGGTTCTGTAGGAACAGTTACCGTTGCTGTTTCTTAACGTGGTTAGAGGGTTTAAAATATGATCGGATCTCTTTTAGGTGGAATTGCTGGATTGTTAATCCCTGGGGCTGGATTTTTAACATCAACTATTGGCTCTGCTGTTGGTGGGTTACTTTCTGGGCAAGATCCTAAAGACGCAATTAAAAACTCTTTGATTTTTGGCGGTGTTAACTACATGTTCCCTGGTGTAGCGAACGCACTACAACAATCCTCTATCGGAAGAAGCGCAACAAGTGCTCTTGGTAACATGGGCATAGGCACAAACAAAGGACTAGCAGCATTAGCTAACACTGCCACTCCAGCAGCAAGTACGTCAACCGCTGGATCAGGTATTGCTGCGGCGGCAAAAAAAGCTCCTTCGGTTAGACAAGTTTATAACATGGCAAATTTAGGTATGGGACTTGGAAGTGTTATTAGCCCACCAAAAGATTATTATCCGCCCAGTCATCCAGACTACACTGGAAAAATTGATCGATCAGAGTTTACAAAAAACCTATATGCGAATAAGTATACAGGGGAAAGATACGATACCGTTGAAGAAAGAAACGATTCAGAACGTAGGCACGCTGAAAACATGGGGATAGGCACGGTTGGAAGATATGCTCGTGGCGGCTATATTGAGGGTCCAGGTACTGGAAGAAGTGATGACATTCCAGCGCAAATATATCAAGACGGTGTTCCGGTGCAAGAAGCACGATTATCTGACGGAGAATTTGTTATGACGGAGCAGGCAGTAGAAAATGGTGGCGGAGCAGCAGCAATGTATGCAAGAATGAAACAACTTGAAAACGGAGGGCCTGCATAATGGCTGAATCAACAGTAGTAACCAGAACGGAACTACCAGACTGGCTCAGAACATTTCAAGAAGATATTCTTACAAGGGCACAAGGCCTTGGCAATCAACAAATCACTATGCCTCAATATGAAGTTGCAGGTCGTACTCCTTTTCAACAACAAGCAGCGCAAATGGCAGCGCAGGGCCTTGGCTCTTATATGCCTATGCTTCAAGCAGGGGCAACAAGCGTTGGTCAAGGTGTAGGTGCTACGCAACAAGGTATACGAAACTTAGGGCAAGCAGCTCAAATGGCACAGGGTGCTTATGCTAGTGCACTACCTTATCAACAACAAGCGTATAATGCTATGAGTCAAAGTATTCCTACTACTCTTGCGGCAGCTCAAGCAGGGCAAGCTATCTCTGCTCAAGGGCAACAAGATTTAGGAGCCGCCGCTGGACAGGTTTTAGCCGCTGGACAACAGGGGCAACAAGCTGCAACTGGTGGAGCGCAAGGTATTTTAGGTGCATCACAGCAAGGACAGGCTGGAATACTTGGCGCTGCTGCTCAAGGACAAGATGTAGCCGCTGGTGGAGCACAAGGTATTTTAGGTTCTGCCGCTCAAGGACAAGAAGCGGCAAGAATTGGATCTCAAGGATTGTCACAACTTTCCCAACAGTCCCAACTCACTGGACAACAGTCCGCTTCTAATATTCAAAGTGAAGCAGCGAGAGCAGAAGAGGCAAGACAGTTTGGGTTAGGTACAGCTCGTTCTGGTATTGCAGGACTTGAAGGTGCATCTGAAAGGTTTGATCCCTCTCAAACAGGGGCCTTTATGAATGACTTTGAAGGTGCTGCTGTTCAACAAGCTCTTGCAGATATACAACGTGCAAGTGATATTAAGAGTCAAGGACTTGATGCACAAGCAGTGCAGTCTGGTGCCTTTGGTGGATCAAGAGGCGCGATACAACAGGCAGAGTTAGATAGAAGTACGTTAGAACAACAAGGCCGAACAGCTGCTGGAATGCGCCAACAAGGATATGAAAGCGCATCGCAACGTGCACAAAAAGCATATGAAGACGCTTTGGGTAGACAGATTCAATCCTCTCAAACTATGGGGCAGCTTGGTCAAGCAGGTGCCGGAACTTCATTACGTGCAACGCAAACAGGAATGCAAGGCGCACAACAAGCAGGAGCTATGGGTTTATCAGGTCTTGCTCAAGCGGGACAACAAGGTCAAGCGGCTACAGGGCAAGCTATGCAAGGTGCACAAATGGGAATGCAGGGCGCACAGCAGGCAGGAGCTATGGGTTTACAAGGCGCACAGATGGGAATGCAGGGTGCACAACAGGCTGGCGCAATGGGAATGCAAGGCGCACAACAAGCAGGATCTATGGGAATGCAGGGTGCACAACAAGCAGGATCGGCAGCGGCTCAAGCTGGAGGACTCTCGGCTCAAGGTGCACAGATGGGAATGCAGGGCGCACAAATGGGAATGCAAGCGGCAAACCAAGCATCGAACATTGGTCAAGGAATCGGGCAACTTGGAACACAGTACGGGCAACTTGGTATGCAGGGTGCTGGACAGATGGGCACGATTGCTGGTCAATACGGTGCAATGGGTCAAGGATTGGGTGGTTTAGGAATGAACCAAGCGCAGTTGGGCGAGGCACAACAAGGTCTACAGTCAAACGATCTACAGACTCTTTCTCAATTTGGTGGTCAGGAACAGGCACAGTATCAAGCACAACTGGATGCGGCTCGTCAGAACCAGTATCAAAATGTTATGCAACCATATCAACAACTTGGCTTCTACTCAGACATCTATCAGGGTATGCCGTCATCGCAATCAACGATGCAACAGACCAATGCACCAGGACCAAGCACACTCTCTCAACTTGGTGGTCTAGCTTTAGGTGGGTATGGAATGTACAGAGGAATGCAATAAGGAACTGACATGAACAAAGTTAATAACCGGAAGATGTTTGCTAAACGCGATGCAAGAAATAAGCTGGCTGAGATGGGTGGAATCTTAGCCTCCTCTCCAGACTTGTTGGGAACAGTACAGAAGTTTGCTGACGGAGGATCTCCTTACACTTCTCAGTATGATTCTTATCTTTCTCAGTATCAACCTGATGGTAATGCTCCATTCGGAACATCTGATCGCAGGCTTATGGAGTCTCCTCAACAATACAATATGAATAGACCATTACCAACTGATGCAGAGATTCAGTACGCCAACACTATGGCACAACAAGATAGTCGAAGAACTATTATGGATAAAATTCTTCAACGACCAGCAACGTTTTCACCATCCGAATCTGGGGAAGAAGAAAACGAAAACATTGTTAGAGCACAGTTGATTGAAAGATTTGGAGACAGGGTTGCCGACAATATTTTAAACCAAGCAAAACAATTAAGAGCTAAAGCTAAAATACTTGGTCAAGGTGTAAATGTTTTAACTTCTTATATTCCAGAAGCGGTTGGAATAGTTCAATCTGTTGTAGGTTTTTCAGAAGCTGGGGCACAACGACTTGAGGGTGCAGGGGAGTTAAGACAAGATGCATTAGATAAAATGGAGTCTAGTAGTTATGATCTTTTAGATCTTCAAAGAACAAAAAATTTATCTCCTGAAGATCGTTTACGAAAATTAAACGCAGAAAAAGAAACCGCTAGTCAAGTAGAGTATGAAGCTGGACTCCCTGCTTTAAGAGAAAAGTTATCGGCTCTTGAGGGCAATGATCCAATGGGTATGCTTTCTGATACGTTTGTTGGAAAAGTACAAAGACCCGAAGGTGGATATAGTACAGAGATGAGCAACTTGTCTCCAGCCCCTGGTCAAGCAGAGGCTATATTTGGCACGGGAGCAGGAGCACGGTTTGCTGGTTCTGAGTTCACGGACTTTGAACAGTTGGCTAAAGACAACCCAGAAATGATGGCAGCTAATTATGGAATGTTACAAGATCAAGATCAAATGACTAACCAAGGTATAATAAATTCTTTAGATCCTGCATCAAGAGCTGCACTTAGTGCTCAACAAGACTTAACGAGAGAAGAGTTTCTTAATCGTATGCCTGAACCATCTGGGAATGTAACACCTCTAAGTAAAGATCTTCAGTTAAATACGTTACCTTCTGAGCAAGCTCTCGCTGAAGCAGGTGATTATAATATGGCAAGGGACATCGGTGCGGCGAACGAAGCAGCTGCCATGTTTAATCAGCCAGGTGGTATAAACTCACAGGGTCCTAACCCAGAAGTAACACCAGGGTATGTTTTTGATCGAGAACTGTTTGAAGCAAATGCTTTAAAGAACAAAGAGAACCAAACAGTTATAGATAACGCAGCAGAATCTTTACTAAAGGCTACTACAGAAGATAAAAACACTACCAATACTTACCTTGATGCGATTGAGACAGACCCAAATAAACTGGAGGATCAAAGACTATTTGAATCTGTAAGCTCACAAGTACCCGACATGATTGGACCTAACGCTTCTAACATTAATGAAGACGCTGCTATCGCTGTTGAAAATAAAATCAGCAAGAATCGTGGTATTGTTTCCACAGGAGAAACTGCAAAGTATCCTGATGGAACTGATTATAAATTTACAAAATCTATTCCTCGACCAAAATCTTTAATAGATTTAACTGTTAAAGATATAACAGGAAAACTTTCAAATACTGCAAAAGAACTTTTTAGTTCATTAAATACTTCAAACGAACAATTTGAATTAGATCAAATGAATGCAGACGATAGGAGAGAAACTGTTCTTAATCGTGTAGAACCAGTTAAAACTAGGTTACAAGAAATTGGAGATGCGGCTTTTCCTATTATGGACGATGGTCTTCAAGCTCTTGATGCATGGTTTGATAAGAACTATGTAAATCAACCAGGGTCAGATGGAAAAGTAATTACTACTGACAAAAATGGAGAAGTAATTACTACTGACAAAAATGGAAAAGTAATTACTACTGACAAAAATGGAAAAGTAATTACTACTGACAAAAATGGAGAAGATTTAAAAGGGCCTGTTTCAGATGCTAATGTAGCATTAAACAATTTTCTTGGTGGAGGAGGATTAAGTACAAAAACTTCAAGTTTGGCAGAGAAAAACAAAGAGATGCAGAAGTTGTATCAAGAGATGTTTGGTGAAGACGAGAAAGAAGTTGCCGCTGCTAAGTGGAACCAACTTGCAATGGTTGGATTTGCAATTGCCGCTGGCAAAGATCCAAACGCCCTAACAAATGTAGCCGCTGGATTACTGGCTGGTGCTAAACAAACTAAAGCAGATGTTGATAGAAGAGCGAAACGTAAAGATAAAATTAAAATGGCGGCATTTGGTGACGCTGTATCTTTAGAGGCCGCTGAAACAAAATTTGCTAGAGATCTAACACTGGCAAATATTAAATCAGGAATTAAATCAAGAGCTTATCGTTTCCCAAGCGACGCTTATCAAGACGCTTTAAAACTTTATGGTCCTTTAGCCATAACTTCAAACACTACTAAAAAAGGCGAGAAAGAAATAACTGATACACAGTGGGCTGTAAATCAAGCAAGAAAATTAATTCAAGACTCTTATACTACAGATCAATTAGAAGGAACAAAATTTGAAGGCTTGGGTGTAAGTAATTTAACTCCAAGTGTAAGTAATTTAACTCCAAATGAAACTGCCTTACTAGATAAATATAATGGCTGATATAAACGATCTTATGAATGCATTGCGAAAAGCAGATTCTGCTGGTAATGAAGCAGATGCTAAAGCATTAGCAGCAATGATACGAAGGGAAACTTCTAACCAATCTGTTATAGAGGAAGAGGAAGAGGAAGTTGTTCCTGTTGTTCAAGATAGGGGTTTAACTAATACAAATGAAGACGAAGGTGTCTTTCAAGAAACGTTAGAAGGTATTGGTTCAGGTGCAACTAAAGTAATTCAAGGAATTGGAGAACTCGTTGTCACCCCCGTAGACTTAGCATTTGATACAAACCTATCATCTAAAGTAACAGAAGCAGGAGAAGCAGTTAGAGATTATGCTGGGTTAGATCCGGTTGGGTTTCTTCCAGCAGTGGCAGAAGTTATAACACAATTTGTTCTCCCTGCTGGTAAAGCAGCAAACGTTACAAATAAAGTTTTTAAAGCAAAAAGGGCAGCTAAAGGAATAACAACTCCTTTAACTAAAGCAGAACGTTTTAGTTTGTCTGCTAAACAAATAGCCGCTGCTGGGTTAGCTGATTTAGTAGTTTCAACAGATGGAACTACAACTATTGGAGACTTCTTTGAAGGGGGACCCACTCAAACAGATCAAACAGTAGGTTTAGAAGGGCGGTCCGAAGCGTTAAGAAGACTATCCAATAGAGTAAAACTTGGAGTAGAAGCGACTGGTGCTGGGGTAATAGCAGAAACAGCCTTAAGAGGATTGGGCGCAATAGGTAGTGCTGGTGCTCAAACTCAAGCTGGGCAAGGAATAATTAAATCTACTTTAAAATATCCTAAACAATTAGTTGACAATGTAAGATCTCTTGAAGAGCGCCGTTTGTTTGCAACGCCAGGTTCAGCAGAAGAATTAAGTAAAGGTCAAAAACTTTTTACAGATATACTTGCAACCACAAGATACCGATCTTTTTTACCAGACAGAATTGCAACGGAACGTTTGCTAAGTTCTTCTCGCATTCAACCTGATGTAAAAAAAGCCGAAGTGCTTCTTAATAGGGTAGAAAAAGGTATTGATTCGTCCTTAAAAAAATTACCTAAAGGAGAAAGCAAACTAAGAAGATCAGAAATTTTAAATAAAATGGATGATTATCTTACCGCAGAAAAAAGTCTTAAACCAAGAATTTTAAATGATATTCCAAAATTAATTAGAGATGATTTAAAAGCGATGAGATTTCATATAGATGATTTAAGTGCAAAAATTAAAAATAGTAATTTTTTAAAAGACAACGATTTTATAAATAAAAATACAAATAAAAGTATTAAAGATACTATTCAGGATAATGTATCAACTTATTTGAAACGGCGTTATCGAATTTTTGAAGATGCTAAGTATGTTCCAGATGCACAAACATTAAAAATTGCAGACGATTTTTTTAAAACAAATAAAAGTGCTGTAGAAAGTGAACTAACAAAAGCTGTAAGAACACAAAACATAACAGATATACCTCAGTACCTTGCAGATATAGGAGGTACAGTAAGGTTTGATAAAATACGTATAACAGGGGAAGTTTCTGACACTGCTGCAAGATTAGCTAGAGAAAATTATCTTCAAAGATTTAAAATTAAAAACAGAAGATCACCGTTATCGGGTGGCAGAGTTGCTACTGAAAAATTAAACACAAAAATGTTTATCGAAAGAGAAAATGTACCTAAAGAATTAAGAAAACTTTTAGGAGAGATTGACGATCCAAGAGAAGCATATCTTGGAACAGTTTCTGATCTTGCACAGTTCACTGCTGTGGATGATTTTTTTGGAAAGGTTAAAAATTTAGCTGATAACGATGAAGGGTTTGGAAAGTTTTTTATTAATCCAAACAAATTGCAAGAGGCTCAATTAAAACAGATGGTGGATTCAGGGCAATACGTTCAACTTGGTTCAGGAAATGGGAGAAGCACTCTACTAGGAGAGGGTGCAAAAGAAGGGGTAGAAGAAACTTTAAACACTTCTGGTTGGGGAAGTCTTTATGGATACGTTGTGCCTGAAAGAGTTTACAAGGACCTGACTAATCAAATTATAGGAGAAGATAATGTTCTTGGTCAATTAGGTCTAGGAGCTATGGGTGGATTACTTAGACTTAAAGGTGTTTCTCAATACGGAAAAACAATACTATCTCCTATAACTCAAATCAGAAACTTTACAACGGCTTCTTTATTTGCATTGTCTCAAGGAAACATAGGTAAAGGAGCACATCTTAGAGACTCTTTAAGATTAGTGATGGGTGATCTTCGTTCAAAACCTACTGATCAATTATTAAAAGAGTTAGAAGACATGCAAATCCGTGGGGTTTTAGGAACTCAAACTGAAGTACGTGAAATACAGGACATGCTTTCTCAAGGGGCGGGCTATAGGCAAGAGGCACCTAACAGCGCAATTGAAGGCCTGCTTGGAAAAAAAATTAGTGAGTTAAAGGGCGTTAAGGCAACTTCTAAAGTAATAAAAAAAGCAGAACAGCTCTACACAGGTAGTGATGATTTTTGGAAAATATACAATTATACTTTTGAACAAAACAAAATAAGAAATGCTATTGAGTCTTTAACTCCTGATCAAAAATTTAAATACTTAACAGATAACCTTGCAGATTTTGAAAAGAAAAATTTAAAAGAAACTATAGATCAAGAAAATCTTAGTTCCATGTTATCTTCTTACGTTAGAAAAGATGGCGTTGACTCTACTCTTAATAAATTAGTAAAAGATAAAGCCGCTTCGATTGTTAGAGAAACTGTTCCAAATTATAATAAAGCCCCCGATATTATTAAGTTTGCAAGAAAACTTCCTGTTGGTAACTTTATAACTTTTCCATATGAGATTTATAGGACTGGATTTAATACTATAAAACAAGGGCTTGATGAATTGTCCTCAGAGGTTCCAGGAATTAGAAAAATTGGGATGAGAAGATTAACTGGTTTTGTATCAACTGTAGGAGTTCTTACTCCTGCTGTAGCGGCTACAGCATATCAACTTTCTGGTGTTAGCAGGGAAGAGATGAAAGCATATCAACGTTCCTTCGGTCAAGACTGGGAAAAGAATGCTGTCTTAATCCCTAACCCACTTAAGCCAAGGTCTGAAGATGGTTCCTTAGAATATATAAATTGGAGTACAACTAATCCATATGACACATTAATTAGAGCAGCAAATGCCGCAATGAATGCAATAGGAACAGGAGGAAAATTAAATAAATCTGTTCCGCAAATTATGGGAGATGTTACAACTCAAGCGTTGAAAGAAACAGCAGAGCCTTTTCTTTCTCAATCAATGGTGTTTGAAGCTTTGATTGATACAACAATTAGAAAAGGGCGAACCACAAGCGGGGCAGAAGTATATAACCCTGAAGATACAGATGGTACAAAGTTTTCAAAAAGTTTTGTTCATTTGTTAGGTAGTGTGTTACCTAGTGTTGTTCCAGTAAATGTAAGTGCTGGTAAAATGGAACCTAGCAGGTTTGCCCGTGGAGTTATAGGAAAAATTGCGCCTGATCTTATTAGCTCAAAAACTAGGACGGGATTAGAAAGAGATTTAACAGAAGAATTGTTTAGGTCCTTTTCAGGAGTCACTCCTTTAAAATTTGATCCAGAAAAAGGTTTAAAGTATAAAGCGTTTGAACTTTCACGAGCACAAGTAAACAGTAAAAAAATATTTAACAAAGTTACTAAAAATGCTAACGCAACACCAGCTTCTTTTCTTAAAGCATACACTAAAGCCAATGAAGCAAAGTTTAGAGTTGATCAAGAATACTATCAAGTAATTCAAGATCTTAAAACGTTAGGATATAAAGACACTGACATAAGAAAAGTGTTTAAAAGAAATAGTATCGGTGGAATAAATGGTATTATGAGAGGCAGGTTTGAACCTTTTGTAATAAATAAAAATCATTACAGAAATATGCAGGACGTAGGGACAAGAAATATATTTCCTAGAACAGAAATTAATAACACATATCAACAACTTAGACAGTTGCGTTTTGAAGAGCCGCAAGAGGAGCCACAAGAAGAGTATTCTTTGTCTACCCCTAAAGAACAAGTTGTTGAAGCACCTCAAGTACAAGTAGCTGAGACCCCTGTCGTTGAAAGTAATATACAACCAAGTGCAATACAAAACATTGACACCTCTGGTGCAGTCAATACAGCTAATGTCTCTCCAGAACTACTAGGTGACGATCCATTTTCTCAAGCAGCTAATGCTCAGATAGCTAGACGACTCAACGCTTAACCAACCTCGCCCCAGTTATCCCCTAGTTCCTCGTCTACCTTAGAGGGAACCTTAAGGATATGATCCAAGCCTGTCTCCATAATCTCCGTGATCCTCGTTGCTTGCTCCTGGTTCTCTACTGAAAAGCACAGTTCGTCATGCACCGTGAGCATTGGAACAAGGCCCTCCTTATGGCAGTCCGCCATTGCCTTCTTAGTTTGGTCAGCAGCACTGCCCTGTATGAGTTTGTTCAGAGCCTTGTAAGTAAAGGCGCGTCTCAAGTTCATACCGTATTCTTTCTTGGCATCCTCAAGACTCATAGGTTTGTTGTACCCAAAGCTCTTGGGTTCCCAAAGATGAAACCTGCACTTGCGTCCCAAGAGTGTGCGAATAACGCCGTGGTTCTGTGCCTGTGAGCTTGCAATCTCCGCTAGGCCTTTAACAAAGGGAGCCTTAGTGTGGTGCGTTTCAAGTAATTCTTTTGCATCCTCCTTTGTCACAGCCAACTGGTTGGCTAACTTAGCCACGCCCATTCCGTACATAATTCCAAGGTTCACGGTCTTGGCTTCCTTACGTGTGATCCCTGCAAAGTCTGCCACCATCTGGTGTAGATCCACATCCCCTGTGTGGTACTCTTCCACAATTGTATCAACCATCGAGTGCTTGCGTGAGTCCGGTAGGCTTGCTGCAAAGTGCACCAAGAGCCTTGGTTCTTGACTTGCGTAGTCAAACGATCCCCACTTGCATCCCTCATCAGGAATAAACAAGCCTCGGATTAGTTTCTTAATAACAGGATCTCGTGCAGGGATTTGCTGTAAGTTAGGGTTGGAGCTAGAAAATCTCCCCGTTACAGTTCCTCCGTCATCGGACCTTAGTTGGTGGAACTCCGCATGTATCTTGCCCTTGTGCTCATGACGCAAGATGCTGTCAATGAATGTACTGTCTGCTTTGTCCGCCTCACGCAGTTTAACGATCGCCTGGGCCACTTCGTGTGGATGGGAGGACAGGTACTGCTTGGTAAAGGATGGTGCCCCTGCTTCCGTCTTAGGATACTGTAGGTTCAACGATTCAAACACAGTCTTAACTGACGACCCTGCCCACGGTTCTATGGCTATTCCAGTCTTGTCTTTGATAAACGCACGTAGCTCCTTGGTTCTAACTTGTAATTGTTTCTTTGCTACATCTGCCTGGTCAATGTCTACTCGAACACCTCTCTGTTTCATCTTCACCATCAAGGGTATCAGGCTTGTTTCTAATTCCCACACGTTCCAGAGTTCCTGCTTGTCTAGTTCAATCCGCAATCGCTCCCATAACTTGAGCGTCATCACGGCGTCTTGCTCGGCATAGGCTCCAACCTTTGAGGGTGGTAGGATCCACATGTCTGCCTTTGGATCGATGCCCCAGTCCTTTGCTGTTGCTCGAAGCAGCCGCTCGTCTTTCCGCATGTCTATCCAATCACGACCTAAGTTGTTTAGGCTGTAGGAAAATCTGTTCTCGTCAACGATAGCCCCTGTTACCATTGTATCAATGATCCGACCTTGTATATCAACGCCCTCCGCACTTAGCCAACCCGCATCGTAGGTCGCATTGTGCATGATCTTATCTATGTGGGGTGTTGCCATCTGCTTCTTGAACCATTTCATCGTAACCTTTGGATCTAGGTTGTGTCCGTTCTGGTGCCGGATAGGAAAGTACCCATAGTAATCCCCTGCTGCAACAGCGATGCCAACTATAAACCCATCGTTCCTTGCCCACCCTGGGCCAAACTTCTTTAGGTTGGGGTCGCATGTCTCAAGGTCCACGGCTATTTGTTTATATCCTGTAAGGTCTGGATACTCCGTTGGTATGTTCCAATCCTTGTCAATAATATCTATATCCATGCGCTCAAGAAAGTTTATTGTACTCTTGTCTTTACGGTCTCTTGCCATAATTATATCCATCCAATTTGAGGTGGTTTTGTTGAACCAGTTTCCCATACAAACCAAGCAAGACACATCATGCCGCCCTTGTATGACTGACCATCTTTTAACAACGATAGTCTTCTTGAAAATACCCACACCCTAGCTGGTGGGTGACGTTGAAAGAACTCTTCTCTAGCAACGCCCTCCAAGAATGTTATTTTTAAAAGTAGGGCAGTTTTATATCTAGCTATTGATTGAGCATGTTCTGCCATCATTAAGGACATTTTTGCATAAGGTGGATTGGTAATTATATTATCTCTTTTCTCACGCTCAAATAAAAAATCTCTTTTAGAAATACCGTAACCACGGTCAACAAGATCAGAACTTTCTACATTATAACCACGTTCTATTAACCTTTTGCTGATGTGACCTTCACCACAACACGGTTCAAATATATTCCCTTTAAAAGATTCAACAGACAACAAAGCGTCCGTCGCCTCTGGAGGCGTGGCATAATAGTCATCCTTCTGCCTATCGCCACGCACATTAAACCCAACTGTCTTCATTGCTATTTCAACACTCAATTTAATCTTCCCCACCCAGTGCAGCGTAGCCACAGATGTCTACCCAACTGTCCTCGTGTTCTGGTGTCTCGATCAAACGTGACACCTTTAATTGCACCAGGCATAAATACACCTGGTCAACTGTTATGTCTTGATCAAGGATCACCGACCATAGCCTTGCCACACGCATGTGATTCGTGGTTGCATCTCCATAATCCTTGGCTCTGGGACCATTGATGTAGCCCTCTGCTTTTTGTAGTATCTCTTCTCGTTTCATATTTCATACCTGTATTTCTTGATTGATTCTAAAATGTGTAAGTTCTTCTTGGTTCTCGTAACGCCCACATAAAACGCACGATGCTCATCGTCTGGATGCATACTCTCAGTGCAAGCCTTCGTTGATCCCGTATAAACTAAACAGTTGTCATCCTCCCCACCCTTCATCGCATGAAACGTGGACAACTTAATGCGAGGCGTATCCATAATACTCTCCCCTGATTCCTCAATAACCTCAATGTATAACCTATCATTTCTGCCCAAGTTCATTATAGAAAAACAACTACGATCTATCGGTGCCTTCATCCCATACTCCCGAACCAAATCGTTATAGCTTAACGAACCATCTTCCGGTGCTGCTTCCAACAAGGTGCTCGAACCTCGCTTCACAACTGCGCTGTCCCCCTGCTTGGGTACATTCTTATATAGGTTCTTAATTAAATAAACCCCGACGCGCTCACCATTCTGCAATCGACGCCATATCTCTATGCCCTCCGCTACCTCTGGCTTTATACTAGGCCTTCCTTTTATGCTGTACAAAAACCCGAAGCTCCTAATTTGGTCAGCGAAGTCTGATACGTAGCTGTTGGTTCGAGCCATGATGGTCCACGAACCTGTATCCAAAGGTACACTTGCAAGACTGTTGTGCCAAGTAACCGAGCCTTGTTCTTTAGCTGGAGAAAACTCCTTAACCTTCCTGGTATGAATGCGTTTAACAATACGCTTGGAAAGATTAAACACTTCCACAGGCATTCGATAAGACTTAGTAAGGATCTCCACTGTGTCAGAGACTTCCAAGAACTCGTTTACATCAACCCCTGTCCACCGATGGATTGCTTGGTCGTCATCCCCTGCAAGATAAACCTTCTCCGCTCTCTTGGACATGATATTAACCATCTCCCACTGCACTGGCGTTAAGTCTTGTGCCTCGTCAACGATTAATAGATCCAAGTAAGGTGGTTCAGCTATCTCAATATACTTCTCTATGAAGTCTGCAAAGTCTACCTTCTGCATCTTACTCTTATATTCTTGCAATTGTTGCTCAACCTGTTGCAATTTAGCAAACCAAATTGTATAATTCGCCGCTTCATTATATTCCTGTTGCAGCGGTATCCTCCTTGATCGAGCACGCGCCACCATATCAAGATACGTCTTTCCCGATCCTCCAATATGAACTTGAGGTAATCCATCATCAGGAGACACCCCGTCCCTACTATCTATAAGAATGCCCAACAAACTTCCGAGTTCCTTGTAGTCTTTTGCCTTCATCAGATCGTCTGACTGCAACCCAAGTCCCCAAAAGGCTGTGGCATGTAGCGTTTTAAAGTGGGGCAGCTCCTTCTCTGTTAAAGAAAACTTGGAGCAAGCACGTTCAATGGCTTCGGCAATCGCCTTACGTGTAAACGAAATGAAGGCAATCCTAGAAGGATTGCCCCCGTTATCCAAATACTCTTGGATAATCTCCATGAGTGTGTAAGTCTTACCGCAACCAGGTGGACCAAAGATAATAGTGCTATTCTTTATCATAGGTCTTCTCCCTTGGTCGAGAGTTTACCCAATCCTCTATCTCCATGAGCACCCACCTACTGGCAGTACGCTTGTTGGACTCATCTCCTAGCACTAAGGGTTGAGGGAAATCCCCTGCCTTAGTCCATTTGTATATTGCTGATGTCGAGACGCCAAGCAGTGCAGCTACCTCCGACACACGCAAAAGTCGATTAGAAGGGGATGTCATCTGAAACCTCCGTGATGTTTAAGTCTATATATTCCTCCTCAAAAGCAGGAACCCACCATACTCGAAGCGTGGATCTCTTTCCATCCTCGCGTTGTATGTTCTGATGCCCATGAGCATCTGCACCATTGTTTAAAGTCTTCAATGCTTCTTGGACCTGTGCCCTACTGTAAAAAGTAAAATGTCGGTTGTGCAAATATAACATAAGACCAGAGATTGTGAACCTTGTAAGACCTTCCTCGGTCCAGGGCTTTCCCATCTCTAGTTCTTCTGGCACTATAGCCTTTATACGGCTCGTACAGTAGGCTCTAAGGTGTTCCTTAAACTGACCCACCATCGTTAGTTCTTCGGGCACCTCAAGGTATGTAGCACCCAACATTAAATTACTGACCGCTACCTGCCAAGACTGGGCTTTAACAGTTGGCGGCATGATATTAATCTGCTCCATGCAAGCACGTTGCCAAAGCGTTTGATTCTGTAGCTGCTCTGTTGAAAGTTGTACACGCTTCCCACCTACATCCATAAAGTATAATCGAGGCTCGGATAAAAGAGTTGTAAGCCCACCCATCTGTGGCATCTCAGGTTGATCCCCACCAACACCGTACTTCTTGGTCTTACAAATCTCCTTATCGCAGTAACTCTTAAATGGTTCCTGCTCACAGGTGTAAAAGTATTCTTTCTTGCTCAGTGATTTAACTAGGTTTGTTACCTCTGTCGCTGGCAAGGGATCCGCACATAGCGTTCGGTTAATATCCTCGAACTTTGAAACCCAATCGTCGGGGTTCTTCAAACGGCAGTAAACACCGCACATAAACAACGTTTTGTTTCGCTCCTCGGATATCTGTCCTTGGCTCGTGATGTGTTGTAGGCAGGGCGGTCCATCTGTAAAATACTTTCTTGGTCCGCCTAGCTGCATGGACTCTAACTGGTTTAATGCAACACGCTCAGACTCAATCAGATTTAAAAACTTATCAAGTTCGAGAGCGTCGCCCTTTGCATTAAACCCATAGCGCATGGTTTCTTCTGCTTTAAAGTATGGTATGTTAATAAAGTTACCAACATCCCCTCGCTCTGCTAGGATTGAATCTTGTTTAGGAAAGATCTCGCACCCAGAAAACCCTAGTGCAATAGACATCTCCGTCAGGTACTCACGTATAACGGAGGCCTGTTCGTATTCTTTTAGAAATAAATATAAGTGTGCCCCACCAGACTTAGACCGACAGTGAACCAACGGTAGCTTTAATTTGTATATCTTTTGTGTAAGTGATTTATGATCTAGGTCATACGTGTCAATGTCCAGTGCTCCAAACTTGCACATGTTATCTTCATTGATTGGTATAGCACCCACACCTTGAACACCGTCAATGTGTTCTTGTATCTTCTCAACGGTCATAGGTTCTCGAACGATCCGACTATCTGCTTCAGCCTTGCCGTTCCTTCCTACTCTTCCAACCGTCGTCGTACCGTGTGCCACGGTTGACCCTTGAAAAGCTTTCATAAGTCTTTCTGCGTAAGACATGTGTGTATCCTTGGGGAAAATAAAAAAAAGGAGGAGAGTGTTTGTAGCACCCCCCTCCGAGGGCTAACGCTTAAAACGGAATGTCATCGTCTTTCAAAGGAGCTGTGGGCGTCTCCTCTGGCGTAGCCTTTACCTCTCCACTTTTAACACTTAAATGGAATAGTTTTGCTTCAGAGTATATCTCTTTGTCCTCTGGATTAACAAAAGGGTTGAGAATTTGATCACGTTGAACACTGTAATTATAATAAGTCTCAGTACTATTTTTCTTCGTTTCAGTAACAACAGTAAGATTCCACACAGAAGCAAAGCTAGGCGGTTTCCACTTAACAACCTTTTCTTCTTCTTCTTCTTTAGGAGGAATAATTACTTCTAGAGTTGGCATCATAGCAAGTTGAGTCTTCCAACGTCTGCTTACTTTAAGTGATGACACTTTCATATCTATAACCGCTGGCTGTAAATTACCATCATCCATTACCAAGCAAAAAATATTGTCTGTTACAACCATCTCGTTTCCATTAGGTAAAATATCCTTAAAAGACGGCTCTGTTACTCTTGTAACTTGATTAAGAACAGGATCTCCTGGTGGTATCTCTCGTACAAAACCACCAATTGGTTTTGGTATCCATTCAATGTACTTCGTAACCATAAAACAAGGAATAACTTTTATCCCTGTTTCCCCATCCCAGTATTGATTGGTTAAGTTATTAAATATATCTCCAGCAGTGAGACCATTAATATACTTGCCCCCCTTTTTTAACTGTGGGTTTCCAGTTTGTGCCATACGTATGTATGGAATCTGCATTTCATCAGAGTTAAATACAGTGCCCTCACCTGAGTCCTGCATAAGATCACTCATAACATCAGCAGATAATGCTGTCACCTTTGCTTTCGCTATCTCATTTGCCATAATTATACTCCCCCTATCTTTGCTTGTTGCGTTAAAAAACCATTAAATAAATCAAGTCCTGTATTTTTACCCGCTGATTCTCTTCTTATAACAGTTGCGTCCAAGGTACTGTGATGAACATGTGATTTGACTACAGCGTCAAAACCTTTGTCTTTTAAAATGCCAATCACATCTCCCACTAGATTATCTTTACCTTTATCTAATGATACTATGAGTTCATTTTTAATAATGCCTCCCTCGTTATTCTCTCTCAGCCAGGCCAAAGCTTTTTCCCTTTTATCTTCATTAACTGGGAGTCTAGCACGGCAAAAAGGTGTTACAGATACTTTGTATCCTCCTTTTACTGTCGTGTCTGTCATATTCATTTGAGTCATAATATCAGGAATAGCTTTCATCTCTAGTCTTTGCTTTTCCTCGTTGAGCTTTGTCTTTTCTTCTTTATTGGCTTCTAATGCATCCTTTACTTTTTGATGCGCGTAAACCAACTCGCTTAACGTGCGGCCTTCTGCTGTGCTGATGTCTGCTAGTGCTTCACTTGCACTTGGACCATCAAACAGGTCTTCAAATATATCTTCCATAAGGTTATCCTCTTCAGGGTTGTGGTTTATAAACTACTGTGGTAGTCCATGTATGTGGACAATAGTGGAGATATGTATGAGTGTCAAATATAAAAATAAATTAAAGTTTAAATTAAAACCTTACGACCATCAACTTAAAGCATTAGATAAGGCGGCTGCTCGACCAGAGTATGGCTTCTTCATGGAGATGGGTACTGGTAAAAGTAAAGTCCTGTTAGATAACATAGGATATTTATTCTTAGAAGGGCAAGTAGACTTTGCTTTAATCATCGCACCCAAGGGCGTGTATCGTAACTGGGTATCCAAAGAAATACCAGAGCACATGTCTGATGACGTGCCCCATCGTGTAATCAGGTGGGTAGCTTCCCCAAACAAAAAGCAACAGGCAGAAATGCGTTCAGTTAAAGAACCCTTTGCCGGACTAACCATCTTCGTCATGAATGTCGAAGCCTTCTCCTCGATCAAAGGTAAGAACGCAGGGGAATGGATGGGAATCAACCTGGGTCGCAACGGAATGATCGCAGTGGATGAAAGCACCACCATCAAAAACCACAAGGCTAAACGAACCAAGGCCCTGTTAAAGATAGCTTTAAAGTTTAAGTTCAGACGATTGCTAACGGGATCCCCCATAACCAAATCACCCCTAGATATATATAGTCAGACAGAGTTTCTTAGGGCCGGGCTTCTTGGGCATGATAGTTTCTACTCCTTTCAAGGTCGCTACGCGGTCCTACAAAAGAGAACAATGGGGGCCGCTGCATTCACGCAGATCATCGGATACCGAAACTTGGACGAACTATCAGATAGAATAGATATGTTTAGCTACCGTGTACTTAAGAAAGACTGCCTCGATCTACCCGAAAAGATATACACCGTTCGATACGTCGGCATGTCCGATGAGCAATTTAAATACTACGAGCAAATAAGAAACCACGCTATGGTTCTCTTTGACAACGGTGAAATGACCACGGCCCCTGCTGTAATCACCCAGCTTCTACGATTGCAGCAGATTCTTTCTGGACATTTAAAAACAGATGACGATGAAATGATCACGTTTCCCTCATCTAGGCTCACTGCATTGCAGGAAATAATTAATGAGCACGATGGTAAAGCAATCATCTGGTCTCGATTCCGCCATGACATAAAGCAAATCACCGAAACGTTAAACAAAACCTTTGGACCAGGGTGTGCCGCCTCATACTTTGGCGATACATCTGATGATGAACGTAACGAAATCGTACAGAACTTTCAGAATCCAAACCACCCACTAAAGTATTTCGTGGGTAATCCAGCAACCGCAGGGTACGGCTTAACTTTGACCGAAGCTAATCTTGTGGTATACTACGCCAATGACTTTAATCTGGAAACACGTATCCAGTCAGAAGACAGGTGCCATCGTATCGGTCAACGCAACCCAGTTACCTATGTAGATCTAATAAATGAAGGCACGATTGACGAACGAATAGTCAAGGCCCTTCGAGCCAAGATAGATATAGGTGCAAGAGTATTAGGAGAGGAAGCAAGAGAATGGCTAACACTGAAACCAAAAAAGTAGAATACCTAGACGCGGCTATCGAAACAATGGTTGATTATAAAAGGGGACTTCGGACCCTGGACACTGGTGCAAAGGAACTCGCTGCACAGACTGGACTTGATCACGATGTAGCAAGAGAGTTGTTAAAGAGTATGTACAAACATAATGTTACGCAGATCCGAGGCTATACAAAAGAACCTGATCGCTTACGCCAAGGGAAGATCGGAACACCTAGCGAGACTAAAAGAAAGTAGGGGGCAAAAGCCCCCCATTTTATTCATCTTCAGCAACGGCACGTCTAATCAATACCGACATCTGTCGAGCCATTGACCGCTGTTCCTTAACTGATAAATCATAAAGTAACTTGTGATCGTCTATCAACACGGCAACGTTTCTAAATTTAGGGTCTTCTTTTACTGTGGCAGCCATAATATTCTCCTATATGTGCTTTGTCTATATTCTATGTGTGTATAACATGTGTTTGAACTGTTATTCAAGTAGTCTAGCTAACGATATAATCTCCTCTGCTCTCTCTTTTAAACCAGGAACATGATGTAATCGTTTGGCATCCATCCTAATAATGTCAGCCTTGCGAACGATTGAATCAATAATCGGTTGGATGTTGTCTTCCTCATTACAATTACATTTAGCCATTTATCTGCTCCTTTATTGCTAATCCTATGTTCATTGCTATCTGTGGAACAATCGCGTTCCCTAGTCCTTTAAGTCTGTCCACCCTTCTGGGTATCCCATGAGCCACTCGACCCACGTCGGGTTCAACTGCCCATATACTTTCTGTCTGCCCCCAGCCGCATCTATAACCTCTGTTGTTAAGCTCTTCTGTGAACCCTTCTTGCCCCTCGTCCTGTCCTGATAGCCCTGACGACCTTCGCTTGCCGCTGGTGTCGGCCACATATGACCTGCTACTACTTCCTCTAGGTTGGATTTGTTGCGGTTCGCTAACTGTTCCCTGTTCTCCTCCGTTATCATCGGGTGTACTTTGTTCGCCCTCGGTGTAGGCCACATTTTCTCCGTATGGTTCACCGCGTCTCTCAGCTTCACGCCCCACCGAACTCCGTCCTTGTTCTTCCGACTGAACCTGTTGTTCTCCAGTTCCACGTCCTGAGCTATCCCTCCTTCCACGTCGGATGCTGACGGAGTAGGCCAATTCACTGTGGGCGATGATCCAGAGTCTGTCTCTTCGATGGGGAGCATTGACACCTGCAGCTGGAACAATAAACGTCCTTGTGGTGTACCCTTCGGCTTCCAAGTCAAGCAACACTTGGTCGAGGCCCAAGGCAATGTGACCATGAACGTTTTCGAAAACGCACCAAGTCGGTCTTTTTTGTGCAACAATTCTAAGGATGTACGGCCAGATGTGGCGGTCATCCTCAATGCCTTTTTGCTTTCCCGCGACGGAGAACGGCTGACAGGGGTAGCCCGCTGTGAGGATATCACAGTCTGGAACAAGTCTTTCTGGGTCATTAGCTAACTCCTTTACATCTGTAGCTATTGGTACATTTGGAAAATTCTTTGCGAGTATCTTACGGCACCACTCCTCCGTGTCGCAAAATAATATGGGGGTGGACAACTGTGCCCACTCAAAACCGAGACTAAAGCCCCCGATCCCCGAACAAAGATCAACGTGTCTGAGCATTGTTGATCTCTTCATAATCTTCTGGACTAACGTCCATCCAATAAGGTTCAGTGATAAACTCCCTAGTGGTAATGCTGTCCTCAAGCATATCCATAAACCTATGGTACGCGATCTCTTCAGCTTGCTCCATAGTCTCCGCTTCGATCCCATCGTAATAACGAGAGACGGGATGCTTGCAACAATTCTGGTTCATCTCCACCTTAATGTTCCACTCAGTCATAGTTGCACTCCTTAATGTTAAAGACTTCTTTAAGATCCGCACCATTGCCAATCGTTTCTCCATACCCCATCTCTTGGTTTGTTAATTTATAATAAAACAAATCGTTGGCTAGATCCTCTGCTGCAAACGAACTTTCTGCATCCACAGTGAAAAACCCTGTGTAAGTAGATACCACTTTGAACTTCCACTCAGTCATCAAAATACTCCTCAATCCTTATCGTTTCTTTAAGCTTATTTGTGGCACTACGATTGTCCAACAAATCATCCAAGAATAAACCATTGGCTATTTCCTCTGCCTCGTCCAACGTTTCTGCCTCCACAGTATATTTACCAACGTAGCTGTGCTCTACTTCAATGTTCCACTCAGTCATCTGAACCTCTTCAAGGTAAAGAAATCCAAGAAACTTTCCGCAATGGTAGGTTTCTTTGGCGAAACAGTAACAGATTCCTTGTTATCAAGATGCTCAATAATTGCCTGTTCAATCGTGGCGGTCTTGGAAATCCTTGTTTTGTTGCGGTATTTGTCAAGACGTTCATAAACGTCACGGCTAAGACGAACAGCCACCTGATAGCCACCAGAAGGTGGTGCTTTTTCCATGATCTTCTTCATGTCCTCAATCCAATAACCACTGTCTTGCTTTGTATACAAAATATAATGCAGTTGGTTAGCGGTTAGATTTAACTTCTTGGCTATCTCCTTGTTCGAAAGCTCACCCTTAAACGCTAGGTCGTGCGCCTGGTCAATTAGTTCCTGAGAATGTTTAGGCATCGTTTTTTCCTTTCAATTTAAATTATACCTACACGACACCCTCGTAAGGGTGCCGACTAGAGATAACTTAACCCTTTAACCACCAACTAGGTTTCGTTTTATATAAAATATAATGCAACTTACTATCAGCCAGATTCATCTTTTCCGCTATCTGTTTGTTGGTCATACCTTTATAATGCTTGCTTGACCTATTTGCTCTACCAGTATGATACACAGTACATTTTCTATCTGCATCACGATAAAATGCCAGATCATGCACTTCGTCTATTAATTCGTACGGGTATTTACTCATGTTCATAACTTCTCCATCTGTGCTTGGATGGAATGAATGATCCTTTGAATTGTAATCTCCTCTTCAAAGGTCTTTGCTGAACCAAGAAAAACATCAAAGGTCTGCTCAACAATCGTCTTGCAATCATTCAATGCCTCTACGTAGCCCTCCGCCAGAATATCCTCCATGCTTTCTTTATACATTATCCTTTCTCCTGATAAATTCCAGCATCCGCTAAAAGACTTTCAATCATACCTACTTCCCAATTAAACTCGTCTTGTGCCCACTCAGAGTAGTAAATGTCTCCGTTACTATCCTCAATATAAACATCATTATCTCCGTCTTTTGAGAAGTCTGCATCCGCAAAGGCTTGCATCCTTCGATCTGCAAGTTCAGTATACAACTGTACAAAAATCTCTGAACTTAACATTATTTTAACTTTATCCATTGTCATTTCTCCAATCATTTTCTTTTCTTTTGTAGGCTAGGCCACCTGCTCCAATGGCCTCAAGCATAACTGAAATGCCAGTGTGCTCACTTGGAGCACTGTCCATAGACAGCTTTGTAACAAAACTCGTCACGATATGGACAAAAACTGGAACACCCATCTCACCCGAATGCTTCTCAATCAAATCACAAAGATCCGTGTTCAAAGCCTCTTCATTAAATCTTCTTTCTTTTTTAGTCATCACGCTTGTCATTTCTCCAATCATTTTCTTTTCTTTTGTAGGCT